CCACGCGAGCCAATGAAACAAAAATTCGTCGCCAGATTCATCATAAAAAGCAAGACGACCTGGAACGGATGCAACTCTAAGTTTAAATAGTCCTTGCAGAATCGGTGCGGGTTTGCCCTGTAAAAAGAGCACCACTTCGCCACCGCGTTCATGATTTGCGTAGCCTTGTCATTTGCAACTTCTTCTGCAGTTCTTTTCTGAGCCATGACCTACCACCTCACTTTGCAGCTTCGGCGGCCTCATCAGGCTCATCGTCATTCATGTAATATTCCGGCTTGTGCGCGGTATAACGTTCCATTTCAGCGTCATACTCCTCTTTATAAGGGTTCTTCAGCTTAAACAGTTCGCACAAGGCGCTAAGCACCCACACACGGAAATAGTGGCCAATACCATCTACATCCTTCCACGCCGGGTCAGGCTCAGGGATCGGGTCGCTCCGCTCCCATTTTTCAATCAGCGTGCCAAAGGTGTTTGCCTCGGCCAGCGCGTTGTCATTTGTCTGGTTAGGCTTGATATTGGCTGAACCCAGCAAGCTCTGCAGGTTGTCATTGGCCGTTTTAATGTCCTTGACATCTCCACTCTTGGCCGCACGTTCACAGGCAAGCTCGCCAATGCAGATATTCTTGAACAGTACCTCCTGCGCTTTTGTCTTGCACTCATACCGTGTTGTCCAATCTTTGTACTCTCTATCCAGGAACAGATACTCCTGATCCTTCATGGATGTTCCCCAAAAATCAAGCATACGCTGGCTGACACGTCCCTTGGCATCTACGGCTTGGGAGTTATCATCAACCTCATTGATGATGCGGCCATTAACTTCTTCCAGGTAATCGTCAAAGGTCTTGTTACGATACTGTACAATGTTCAGCTGCTTGACCCATGCAGCCATGCGGGTAAGATTCGCTGCACGATTTGCCGTAGATCTGAAAATTTTGTCGTTGTAATACATATCAAACCGCATACAAACGCGCTTTGCAGCATCCTCTTCATTGCCAAGCGTTTTGCAATAATGGTCGTACAACTTATCAACACAATTCTTGCAGCTCGGCATAAAGTGATTATTCCCTGCCCACAGCTGACTTTGGCTCGGATAAAAGTTATCCTTTTGGCGTGTAAATTTCTTATGACACGTCACACAGAAAAACACTTCCGGCTGGTCCTCCTCCGCCATAATACGCTGGATCCGCGCCTGCGCCTCTGCGTGCTCTCGTAAAATCGTCGCTTTATTTTTAGCGCCTTTAGGTCGTCCCATTACGGATCACCCACCTTGTTTTCTGTTGGGTTACCGTCCTCGTCAAAATCAGCAAACTGATTACGACCGCCGTTACTCCAATAGTTCACAATCGCCAGCAGCTTCGGTGTCCGCTTAAACACACAAAACGGTGCGCCGGTAATATCGTTCACCTCGCGCTTCTCGTAGCTAAGTCCATACGCCTTCAAAAAGTTTGTCAGGCGGCTGGAATAGCTGCAAAAAAACTCGGGCTGTTTCTTAACAGTCTCCTCCAAAAACTCACTTCCCTTCCCTTAAAATTCACCAGCTGGGTTAGTCCAGCTTTACATCATAGGCGCAGTCCAGCCCTAGGTCATTGACGACCAAAACTGTCTGCTCTGGTTTATTCTTCAATCGCTTATCCATACAATAATTGTCGGGGCCATCCACACAGCCGCTCTCGTAGACCTTCGTGTCGTACACTGTGGTCAGTCCATTGGTATGCCGGTGCCCCATCAAAACAATATCGGGCTTTACACCCGTCATCATCGTGATATTATTGACTACTCCTGTGGGAGTATCCTTGTCACCATGCACAGCAAATACCTCCAGCGTGCGCACTCCAAATCGAACCATTGAGCCGTCATAATCTGCATCACATACGTGTACGTTGTTAATCTGCGCACATTTTGCCTGTACGTAGTAGCTCACAAGCCTGTCCAGATACTCTCCGTGCTGGTTGTCTTCTTTATTCGGGAATACGCGGCTGTGGTTGCCCGGTACGCTGTATACCTCAACGTCAAGGAACAGCTTCGCCATCTCTGCCACAAACCAGCTCACAGCCTCGCTGGCAGAAATCACCTGGTCGATCACGTTTTCGTTGTTCTCCAAGCGGCTGTTCACATGGATCGCACCATTGACCATATCACCGCCAAGCACCACATAACACTTTTTAGCGTTATGCCGCCGCCAGATTTCTGTAACCTTGCCAGCATATTTGCGCAGACGATACATCATAATCTGTTGATTATACTGGTTGCAGTAATTGGAAATCTGGATCCCGGCGTGCAAATCTGTCAAATGAACAATCAGGTCACAATCACCCTGTCCGACACACTGCAGCACATCCAGGCGCTCATACTCAGCCGGGTCATATGCATCAATGCGGCGCTCGATCAACTCACGCATACTCTCACCACGCGCTTTTGCACGAAGTAGCCGACTGACCTCGTTACGCTCATCACGCATCTTAACCCGCGCCTTTTCCAGTTCACGTCGTTCCTCGCGGATGCTTTCCAGCAGCTCTTCCGTGCTGGCTGTATCGACCTCGCTCACCTGCTGCAGATCCTGGTATGCTTTCCATGTCTTGCGGTAAGCGCACTCGCCCTTATCCCAGCCAAGCGTTGTGTTGATGACATTTGCAACATCAGTCCATGTACCAATTTCATCCTTGCTGCGGCAAACACGGTACACATACTGCGCGTCCGTCTCACCGCTCAATTTCGGCCAATC